ACGCAAGAGTTCTTGATTGGCGCCGGCTTGGTAAACAGAGAGTGGAGGGTTATCAGATTCTGCTCGCTTTATCAGAGGCTGGATACGGATGGCAGTCTCATCCGGCTGTGAAGATGTGGCAGGGATATTCTGCCGGCCTTGCGTTGTACGTCATAGAGATGTGTAAGGAATGGAGAAAGCGTGGGTATCAAGATAACATGCTTCCTCGTATTGAGCCGTTTCTTCTGGAAGGACCGGTGGTGCGTATTCCGATGTGGTTAGATGATCCAAGGGTCACTCTCTCCCATCGATCGAATCTGCTCCGCAAAGAATACTCTTGGTATTGTCAGTTCTGGCCAGATGATCCAGACGACTTACCATATTATTGGCCTGTGTAAAGGATATTTATGTTTCAACTATTACCGCATCAACGAGAGGCGATTGACAAACTCAGTAACCGAAAGATTCTCTACGGAGGCGTCGGTACTGGTAAGTCGATCACCGTTCTTGCCTACTACCTTGAGAAGGAGGCGCCAAAGAATATTTATGTCATCACCACAGCAAAGAAGCGCGACTCCCTTGAGTGGGAGGGTGATGCTGTGAAGTTGGGGATTTCTAAAAAGAGAGAGTTCACGCCAGAAGGCGTTGGTGTTCTTAATGTAGATTCGTGGAACAATATCCACAAGTACGAGAAGGTCGAGGATGCATTCTTTATATTTGATGAGCAACGTCTCGTTGGTAGTGGCGCTTGGGTCAAGTCATTCCAGAAGATTGCCAAGAACAACAACTGGATTCTTCTGACTGCTACGCCTGGTGACACCTGGATGGATTATGTTCCCATCTTTGTGGCGAACGGGTTCTTCAAGAATGCTACCGAGTTCAAGCGAGAGCACGTTGTCTACGCTCCATATTCAAAGTATCCGAAGATTATTCGATATCTCGGAATACGAACATTGGAGAAGTATCGCAATATTGTTCTTGTGGAGATGCCGTATGCAAAACACACGGAGCGAAATGTGATTGACGTCATCCTTCCGCACGATCGTGAAGCATTTAAGAAGGTTACGGTAGACCGTTGGCATATTTATGAGGATCGTCCGATTCGAGATGTGTCAGAGATGTTTCACTTAATGAGGAAGGTAGTCAATAGTGATCCACACCGTTTAGAGGCATTGAGAGAATTGTTGGAGACGCATCCGAAGATGATCGTTTACTACAATTTCAATTTCGAGCTCGAGATTCTACGGACGTTGGCGAATGAAATTCCTGTCGCTGAATGGAACGGTCATAGAAAACAACAGATTCCTAACACAGATAGATGGGTGTATTTGGTCCAGTATGTGAGCGGTGCGGAGGGTTGGAACTGCACTGATACTGATGCCATGTGTTTCTATTCGCTGACATATTCTTACAAAAACTTTGAGCAAGCGCAGGGAAGAATTGATCGATTGAACACAAAAAATTCTCAGTTGTATTATTATGTGTTTCTTTCTGATTCGATTATTGACACTGCTGTGCGTAAGTCATTGTCTCAGAAACAGCTCTTCAACGAGCGCAAATGGGCCCTTGAAAATTTCGGTTTGTAAAGTTTTGAAATTTTTGACGGGCTTCAAAAAGACCAAAAAGTGCCTCTGACCAGGGGTTTTGTATGTTTTTAGGTGTACACTGTTTTGCCAAGATTTTGTTCAAAAACTTTTTAAAAATTTCAAAGATAATACTCACTTCTTTACGCGCGAGAAAAGATAATACTCACTTAAAGAAATATGTGAGTATTAAGTTGAACATTTCAGAAAAGTTTTTGCGAAAAATGTTGCGGACATAATACTCACTTTTTCAAAGAATCTTGGCAAAACAGTACACCTATCGTTTGGAGTAAACATGTATGAAGAATGGGTCACTCTTTTAGAATTCCCAATGTATCAAGTTAACAATCTTGGACATATCAAAAACAAAAAAGTTGATAGGTTCGTCGCCACAAGTCTCACACGGCAAAACGTAGTTAAAGTCGCTCTTGTAAATGAACGCGGTCGATTCACTAGATCCGTGGCAGTTCTAGTTGCTCATATATTTGTGCATGGGTATAATGACATATTTAACACGCCCATTCATCTTGATGGAGATCTAACAAATTGTGAAGCAACTAATTTGTTATGGAGACCAAGATGGTTTGCCTATCAGTATCACCGACAATTTACACACAATCAAGAAGTGATGGGTTTGATAGGACAAGCCGGCCCTATTATCGAGTCGGCAACTAGTATGGCATACTATAACATATTTGAAGTAGCAACGACAAATGGTCTACTGATGCAAGAGATCAATTACAAAGCAGGCCTACAAGCAGTTGATGAGTTAGAGAAGAAAGTTTGGCCAACAGGTCAGATATTTGAGTTTGGCAACAGAAAGACACATCCTCTTTATAAAAGTGAGTATTAACCTGCAAAAAAAACATGCGCTATAATAGAAGTAGAGTGTGCTTTACGCATCATCTCTTATATTTTTTTCGGAGTTGTATGAGAGAAAGCGAATACCAAAACAAGCTAATTAAAAAACTCGAAAACATATTTACGGGTTGTGTGATTTTAAAAAACGACTCCGGCTACATTCAAGGCATTCCGGATCTTACTATATTTTTTAGGGATCGTTGGGCAATGCTTGAAGTAAAACCTTCTTTAAATGCGCATGTTCAACCAAATCAAGACTATTGGGTTGACTACCTAAACTCTTTATCCTATGCGTCGTTTATATGCCCAGAAACAGAAGATGGGGTATTGCATGAACTTCAATACGCACTCGGAATTGTCCGGTAAGCATGCATTCTTAAGTCCTAGCAATTATCACTGGATTAATTACAACGAACAAAAGCTTACGGCACGATGGTATGCAGCATCAGCAGCTGCGCATGGAACCGCATTGCATGAGTATGCACATCAAGCCATTAGACTAAAGATTAAACAACCAAGAAGCACAAAGACAATCTATGCATACATTAACGATGCTATAGGTTACAAAATGACGCCAGAACAACCGCTTTATTACTCGGAGCATTGTTTTGGCACCGCCGATGCGATTAGTTTCTATAAAAACAAATTGCGCATTCACGACTTAAAGACAGGAATGACAAAAACTTCTGAGCATCAGCTTGAGGTTTATGCAGCATTATTTTGTCTTGAGTATGGAATCAGCCCTTTCACAATTGATATAGAACTTCGAATTTATCAAAATGATGACATCTATATTTTTACTCCTGAACCAGACATCATTCTCAACATTATGGATACCATCATTGAATTTGATCGACATATCGAAACTTTAAAGGAAGGATTTGACGTTGATTATCGATGAACAAGAGTACCTTTCACACTATGGAGTTCTGCGTCGATCAGGTCGATATCCTTGGGGCTCCGGCGGGGAAGAAATTCATTACAGCGAGTTCCTTCGAACCGTCGACAGCCTTCGTAGCAAAGGTCTGAGCGATACCGAAATAGCAAAAGGACTTGGAATTAAAACAACCGAGTTTCGAGCAAGAAACTCTATTGCAAAAAACGAACAAGCGCAGCTAAACATCGCTACCGCAAGAAAACTTAAATATGAAGCTGGCATGTCGAATGTCGCCATCGGAAAAGAGATGGGTTATCCAGAGTCAACCATTCGAAACTTTCTAAAAGCAGCTGAAACAGATAAGACACAAGCTCTCGGCGCAACCGTAGAAATGTTAAAGAATCAGGTCGCTCAAAAGAAATACATTGACGTGGGATCAAACGTTTGGTTGCTGAAGGGTATTCCAGAAACAACATTTAAAAATGCGCTAGCTATTTGTGTTGAAGAAGGATATAAAATCCACTACCTTAAAGTGCCTCAGCTTGGAACCAAAAATGAAACGTCTTTGAAAGTTCTTTCTGCACCTGGCGTTAAATGGACTGAGGTTTCAAATAACAAAGGTGATATTCAACAAATCACAGACTTTTCTGATGATGGTGGAAGATCATATTTTGGACTTCTTCCTCCTCTTTCTATCGATCCAAAACGAGTTGGGATTGTTTATAAAGAGCAAGGTGGAGACAAAGCAGATGGTGTCATCTACGTTCGACCTGGAGTAAAAGATATATCTCTTGGCGATAGCACATACGCTCAAGTTCGTATTCTTGTTGGAGATGGTCATTATCTTAAAGGTATGGCCATGTACAAAGATAATCTCCCAAAGGGAGTAGATCTTCTGTTCAATACAAACAAAAGCGATACTGGAAATAAATTAGACGCCTTAAAAGGAGTAAAGACCACAGAAGATGGTTCAATAGATCTTGCTAATCCATTCGGTGCGGTCGTCCGTCAAATCGTACAAAGAGAGTCTGGTGGAAACTCTTTTACCACCGGCTATGGTAAAAACATTTACGATGGTACAGAAAAAGTAGTTTCGGCTATGAATATCGTAAATGAGCAAGGATCTTGGGGTAAATGGTCTAAAACGCTATCAACCCAGGTTCTTTCAAAGCAAGATCCGAGATTAGCAAAAACTCAGTTAGATATTACATTCTCTGAAAAACAAAAAGAGTTAGCTGAGATTCTTGCGTTAACTAATCCTAACGTAAAGAAAAAACTACTAAAAGAACTATCCGATGATCTTGATGCATCTTCCGTTCATCTTAAAGCGGCTGGTCTTAAAGATCAGGCAACACACGTGATTCTTCCCATCGACACAATGCCGCCTGGACAAGTCTATGCGCCAAACTATGATAATGGTAGAACAGTAGTACTCATTCGATTTCCTCATGGTGGAACATTCGAGATTCCAGAACTAACAGTAAACAATAACCACCCTGAGGCGAAGAAACTACTTGGTCAAGCACCGGATGCCATAGGTATTCACCACAGTGTAGCTGAAAGACTTTCTGGAGCAGACTTCGATGGTGATACAGTATTGGTCATACCAAACGATGGTCCAGCTAGCCAAAGAATCAGATCAACAGCTGCTCTAGAAGGACTTAAAGGCTTTGATCCTAGAAGTCAGTATGCCGGCTATGAGGGAATGCCGAAGATGACCCCAGCCCAAAAGGGCATGCAAATGGGTCTCGTAACAAACCTCATTGCCGACATGACTATCAAAGGTGCATCGACCGAAGAGATTACGCGTGCTATTAAACATTCGATGGTTGTAATCGATGCTGAAAAACATGGGCTTAATTACAAACAATCTGCTTTAGACAATGGCATACCATCTCTTATGGAGAAGTACCAAGGAAAGAAGACAGGTGGCGCAACTACCCTTATCACTAGAGCTAAGGGTACGGAGTATGTACCTAAGCTTTCTTTGAGGAAAGCCAAAGATGGTGGTCCCATAGACAGAGAAACAGGTAAGATTGTCTATGATGAAGCCAGTCTAAACAGTTGGGTAAATGCACAAGGAAAGACAGTTACATCGATTCGCAAGTCGGTAAAGCTTGCCGAAACAGATGATGCATACAGCCTCATTACTGGTGTACCAACCCGCATCGAGCAAGTCTACGCTGACCATTCTAATAGACTTAAAGACATGGCTAATGCAGTGAGACTTGAGTTGGTTGACACGCCATCAATGAAGTACTCCCCCTCAGCAGCGAAGATCTACAAGAAAGAAGTTGATACACTTGTAGCAGCCCTCCGTATCGCTGAAAGGAACGCACCATTAGAACGCCAGGCCCAGATCATAGCTAATGCACAGTTTGATTTGATCAAGAGAACTAATACAGACAAAGACAAAGATCAACTCAAGAAGATTAAGTTTCAACTCCTGGCAGAGGCCCGCAACCGTACAGGTGCAGGTAAAGAGAAGATTCAGATCACACCAGAATTGTGGAAAGCTATACAAGCTGGAGCAGTAAGTGGTAGCAGACTCGATGCTATTCTACTCAATGCTGATCTAGATCAAGTGAAAGCACTCGCTACACCCAAACCTAAGAAGCTAATGAGTAGTACTAACATAGCTAGAGCTAAAGCTCTGTTTGCTAATGGTGCCACAAGAGCTGAAGTTGCTAAGCAACTTGGTGTGTCACTATCAACACTAGACCGTGAAGTACAAGGATCGGAAGCCTAGAAAGGAGATTAACATGAGTGAATCAATGACAGTAACAGAATCAATGTTGACAACCATAGACAATCCTTTCGATCCATTCACGGAGTTTAAACCTTGGTTTGCATTCGATGTAAGTCATGGCTACCGTACCCTCTCCCTCCTGGGCAGGGTGGTTGCTACATCTAATGAATTATCTCAGCTGGATCAGCTTCTTGCTAATGAAAGAGCAATAGATGAGATTATTAAAGAAAATGTTACAGGAATGCATAAAAAGGTTAGTCGAGAAATAGAAATATAGTGGGGGGAGGGGGTATCGCAAAAAATACCCCCCCT